TGCTAGCTTTTCCTAACATTTGGGAAGAGAATGGCTCATCTTCTGAAGTAGGTTACTTTGTACCTTGTTGGAGAGGAAACTTTAAATACACTGACAAAGATGGTAACATCTTAATGAAAGAAGCTATTGCCTCAGACGATATAGAAAGAGATAAAAAATCTAAGTCTAAAGATCCAAAAGTACTTGATGCAAGGAAAGCCGAGTATCCTAGAAAACCTTCTGAATTATTTCAACGACTTACTAACAATGGGTTTAATGTAGGAGAGATTACTGCACAGATTAAACGTATACAAAGTAGTTCTGCAATACAAGCATTACTTAGACATGGTAATGTAATTTCATCAGATTCTTCTGAAGCTATAAACGGAGTAGAGTTTGTTATGAATCCTAATGCAACTCCTGTGGACCAATACCCACACAAATCAGGTGATAACTTAGAAGGCTGTGTCACAATTTGTGAGAGGCCATACAAAGACCAAAATGGACATGTACCTCCTGGAATGTACCAAATAGTTTTTGATGCCTATTACAAAGACGGAGCCGACGACCTTACTTCTTTGTTTGACATTACTGTTTTAAAACAAGACAACCCGTATGATAACGCAATGGTAGGATTACCTGTAGCATGGTATACAGGAAGACCTAAATCTCTCAGAAGTTGTCATGAAACTTTATTTAACCTAGCAGCACTATACAACTGTACTGTACAAGGGGAGATTTCAGGTGGAGGACAAGCTGTTGTAGATTATGCAAAAGCAAGAAGACTACTACACAAAGTAGAGTTTGAACCAGACATGATGCACAACAAAGAAATTGCATCAAACCAAAAGAACAAATCGTACTTAATGAATATGAGTACAGATAGAAAGAAACTAGGTATGACTTATCTAGAAGATTGGCACATGTTACAAAGAGGAGTTAACCAAGATGGTACACCAATTTATAACGTTCACAAGATTTACAAAATAGGACTTTTAGAAGAGATGAAACGAGGAGGTATAAAAAACTCTGACCGTATATCTTCTATGATTATAGGAATGTTTATGCTAAAAGAAAACATTGTAAAACAGATCAACAGAGTTAACATTAAGTCAGATTTTTATGAGCGTACTTTGTTCTCTAGCAACGGTTCTGAAGATAACGGAGAGACAACTTCTTTATATTAGAGTAAACGTTTGTATATTTGTGAAAATTTAATACAATGGCAAGTGCACAAAATAATGACAATCTTGTTGGTACAACAGGTAAACCGCTTCAAGTAATTTCTTGGAAAGAGAAAATTGCAAAAGAAAAAGAATGGTTTAAACAGTCAGCAAACTTCTTTATTTCTACTTCTAGGTTTGGGGCTACAACCGCTTCTAGATTTGGAGACAGAGATGTTAGAGTACTTTATGATGTGTACAATTCAAAGTTTCCAGCAAGTTGGTTTAAGTCTCACACGGACCCATTGTCAGCAAAGAATCCTGCACATAAAGCATTCCCTGCAAAGATTAGACCGGTTAACTTTCTAAGAACTAACCTTGACCTTTTAATGGCTGAGTATCCTAGACGTCCGTTTATTTATCAAGTAAATAACTTGTCAGATGATGCTTTTTCTGAGTTTCAAAATGAATTAAATGCAACTTTAGAAAAGAACTTAACCGCACACTTTGAATTAAAAGTAAAGCAACAATTAATGGCCGAAGGATTAATGACTCCTGAAGGCGAACCTGCAAGCGAAGAAGCTATGCAACAAATTCAAGAAAGATTAGATAATCTTGAGTTACCAGAAAAAGTTAAAGAAACATTTCACGCTTCTTACAAAGATAAGTTAGCTATAAAAGGACAGAAAGCTATCCGTAGAGAAATGAAAACTTCCTTTGTAAAACAAACACTAAACAAATGTTTTAAACATTGGCTAATAGCAGGAGAGACTTGTAGTTTTAAAACTATTGAGTTTGGCTCTTTAAAGTATAAGGCTATTTCTCCTCTTATGTTAGACTATGACAAATCACCTGAGGAAGACTTTATCGAAGATGGAGAATGGTGCGTATATCATGAGTACTTGACAGTATCTGATGTTGTGGATATGTACTATGAAGAGTTAACTAAGGAAAATGTACACATGTTAGAAACTACAGCTATTTTCCAATCTCCTACGCATCTATACGACCACCTTTCAAGTTCTGCTGATATTAACAAAGGAAACAAACTTAAAGTGTTTCACGTGGTTTGGAAAGGTAAAAAGAAAACAGGATTACTTACTAGAATAAACCCAGATACTGGAGAGGTAGAAGAATTAGAAGTAGATGAAAACTACGTAGTAGATAAAGAGAATGAGATTGTAGAATGGAAATGGGTAAATGAAATCTACGAAGCTACAAAACTTACATCTGACCTTTATGTAAGATTGAGACCGTTTCCTTTCCAAAGAAATGTTATGAACAATATGTCGAAAACTAAATTACCTTACAACGGTAGAAAGTATTCTGACATGCACTCACAAAACATTTCTTTAATGGAGATTGGTATGCCGTCTCAGATTATGTACATTATTGTAACGTATGCTTTAGAGCGTACTATTGCAAAGTCAAAAGGTAAGATAGTTTTATTAGACCAAAACGTTATACCTAAAAGCGACGGTTGGAATGAAGAAAAGTTCTTCTACTATGCTGAAGCTTTAGGATATGGTTTAATTAACAGAAACCAATTAGGAGTTGACAAGTCATACAACCAGTACCAAGTACTTGACCTAACTTTATTTGATTCTATAAAACAGTTGATTGATTTACAACAACACTTTAAACAAGAGTGGGATGACCTTATAGGTATTAACAGACAAAGAAAAGGACAAACCTATGCATCAGATTTAGTAGGTGTAAACGAGAGAGCTACTTTCCAAAGTACTGTCATCACAGATATGATTTTCAACATGTTTGAAGAGTTTACTGAAAGAGAGTTACAAGGATTTTTAGACCTTTCTAAATTCTTAGCAATTGATGGTGTAAAGAAACTATGGAATGATTCAGAAGTTACAAATGAACTAATTGACATAGACCCAGTAGAATATTGTAATGCAGACCTAGGAGTTTTTGTAGAATCTTCTTCAGAAGCACTTATTACAAAGAACAAGTTAGAAGGATTGATACAACCTCTTGCTCAAAACGGAACCAAAGCATCTACATTGTTTTCTATACTTAGATCTCAGAATGTCGCAGAGATGGAAATGAAACTTAAGAATTTAGAAGAAATAGAGGCGCAAGCAGCACAGGCTAATGCACAGTCAGAACAGGAGCATGAAAAAAGTTTACAAGAAATTCAAATGCGTCACAAAGAGTATGACAATTTACTTAAGAAAGATTTCATGAACGAAGAGTACGACAGAAAAGTAGAGTTAGCTTACATTAACGGAGAGTTTAACACATTCTCTTTTAAAGACGGAGACAGTAATGCTAACGGTGTACCAGATGCTTTAGAAGTACAAAAACATAATCTTGAAAGAGAGAAATTATACGAAGAAGTTAAGTCTAAAAATCAAGACAGAAGGGATAAACTTAAGTCAGAATTAGAAGCTAATAAACTAAAACGTGAAGAGATTGCATCTAAAGAAAGGATTGCAAAGAAGAAAACAGTAAGTAAAAAGTAAGTTTAATCAAATTGTTGTGCTACTTTTGTCATAACAAAAATTTTAAACATGTTTATTAATCGAAGATTATTAAGAGAACCTAACCCAAGCGGTACAGGAGGTGTACCTACATTAAGTGATTTAACAGATCCAAACTATACTCCGCCAACTCCGCCACCTAGTAACGAAACTCCTGCAGAACCTGCAACTCCGGACCCAGTAACACCTGTAGAAGGTTTAGATGAGAAAGGAAATCTTTTGGAAAACTATGAGCTCAATGCTGATGGAGTACCTACTAAAAAAGAAGAGACTGCAACTAATGAAGAAGTTACTGATGACGCAGAAGATGATTTTGTAGAAGACTCTAGTGATTTCTGGAAAGCAGTAGAAAATATTACAGGAATAGAACTTGAGATTGAGTACCCTGCAGGAGTGGACCCTTTGTCACCAGAAGGAGTTGCTTTAAGAGAACAAACTTTAGCAAGCTCAGCT